AATATCCAATCTGCTATGCCTGCGAGTGTTCTTCGGAATGCCCGCAGGCTTTTTTATTTTCCTCCGCTCAAATCGGCAGTTCATCTCCAGTGGAAACTGGAGGTGGATAAGTTATGCCAAACGAAAACACAAATGCTCAATCTGGATATTTCACAGATGATCGGATCAAGGGCAATCTGGACTATAGGCGAGCGCAGATCATCGCCCAGAAGATGCTCGATGACGGCCTGATTTCTGTGGCTGAATTCAACAAATTAACCGCCATCAATCGGGAAACTTTCTCTCCCTTGTTCGCGGAAATAATGCCAGAAATAACTTGATATGTAGCCGTTTTAGAGTGATGTATAGACGTACGGAAAGGAGGAGTTCCCTTGAGAAAAGTAACGAAAATCGAGCAAGCGACGAGCGCAAAAGTGAAGCTCAAGAAGATCAAGGTAGCCGCCTACTGCCGCGTCTCTACAGATTCCGATGCACAGCTTGAAAGCCTTGAGGCACAGAAAACCCACTATGAGAATTACATCACTTCCCGTGATGACTGGGAGTTTGCAGGCCTCTATTACGACGAAGGTATCACTGGTACCAAGAAGGATAAGCGTCCAGAGCTCTTAAGGCTCATCGACGATTGCAAGGCCGGTAAGGTGGACTTCATTATCACAAAGTCCATCAGCCGCTTCAGCAGGAATACGACAGACTGCTTGGAGCTGGTCAGAAAGCTGCTCGCCCTGCACATTCCCATTTTCTTCGAGAAGGAGAACATCAATACCGGTTCAATGGAGAGCGAGCTTTTTCTGGCGATCCTCTCCAGCATGGCAGAAGGCGAGTCGGTGTCCATTTCGGAAAACAGCAAATGGTCAATCCAGAAACGCTTCGAGAACGGAACCTTCAAGTGCAGCTACCCGCCCTACGGTTACGACTGGGACGGCGAGCAGATGGTCATCAACCCGGAGCAGGCTGCTGTGGTTAAGGAAATCTTCGCGGCTCTACTCTCCGGCAAAGGAACCCGTGATATTGCGGACGACCTGAACCGGCGCGGCGTACCCTCCAAGCGAGGAGGCCGTTGGACGGCTACCACCATTCGCGGGATGCTCTCAAATGAGAAGTACGTCGGTGACTGTCTTTTCCAGAAAACCTACTCAGATTCACAATTTGTCCGACACAACAATCACGGTGAGCAGCCGCAGTACATGGTCAAGGATCATCACGAGCCAATCATCAGCCGGGAGGATTTTGAGGCGGCACAGGCTTTTGTGAAGCAGCGGGCTTCCGAAAAAGGTGTTATCAAGGGTACCGAGAAATACCAGAATCGCTACGTTTTCTCCGGCAAAATCATCTGTGGAGAATGCGGCGACACCTTCAAGCGCCGGATTCACAGCTGCACCGGGTACAAATACGCGGCGTGGTGCTGCAACACCCACATTGAGGACAAGAACAAGTGTCACATGCTCTTTGTGAAAAATGAAGCGCTGAAGCTGGCCTTCATCACAATGATGAACAAGCTGATTTTCTCACACCGGTTGATTCTGAAGCCCTACTTGGAGGCAATAAAGAATGTGTCAACGGATGATTCACTCCGCAGGATTCAGCAGATTCAGACCCTGCTGGCGCAGAACACCGAAAAGCGGGAAACGCTCACCAAACTTATGACGCAGGGCATCATCGACCCGGTGCTCTACAGTCAGGAGACGAACGAGCTCCTTTCGCAGGCGGACACCTTCCGGGATGAGATCGATGCATTAAAGAATGCAGTCTCTGGTGATGTGACAAAGGTTACGGAGACCACGGCGCTGATACATTTTGCAGAAAAAAGTGCCATGCTGCATGAGTTCGATGACAACCTTTTCGATAGATTCGTAAATCGTATCATCGTTCATTCCAGAAGCGACATCCGCTTCGAGCTCAAATGCGGCCTGACGCTCAGGGAAAGGAAGTGAGAGCATGGGACACACACCATACGGCTACCGAATCGAAAATGGCTGCGCTGTGATTCACGAGGAAGAAGCCACTAAGATCAGGAAGCTCTATGAAAATTACTTCGCCGGGATGGCACAGTCCAAGGCCGCAATTGAGGCCGGAATTGAGACCTACCACAGCTCGGCAAAGCGCCTGATGCAAAACCGGCATTACCTCGGCGACGATTTCTACCCGGCCATCATCGATCAGGAGACCTTCGATAAGGCAGAAGCAATCCGGCTGGAACGTGCTGGGAAGCTCGGCAGGCTGAACCGGGTAAAGGAAGCAAAGCCTGAGAAGGTGCCGACCTACTTCCGCTTTGCGGAGGCAGAACAACACTATGAAGATCCGAGGCTGCAGGCAGAATACCTCTACAGCCTCATTGAAAGCGAGGCAATCTAATGGGAAATGTAATGGTCATCCCGGCCAGAAGGCAGGTCGGGAACACGGTAAAACAATCCGAGCAGAAAAAGCTCCGGGTGGCGGCCTACTGCCGTGTCAGCACGGATTCCGAGGAACAGGAAACCAGCTACGAGGCGCAGGTCACACACTACACGGAGTACATTCAGAAAAATCCGGAATGGGAGCTGGCGGGCATATTCGCGGACGATGGCATCTCCGGTACCAACACCAAAAAGCGTGACGAATTCAACCGCATGATTGAAGAGTGCATGGCCGGAAATATCGATATGATCATCACCAAGTCCATCAGCCGGTTTGCCAGAAACACCCTCGACTGCCTGCAATACATCCGGCAGCTGAAGGACAAGAACATCCCGGTTTATTTTGAAAAGGAGGCCATCAACACGCTGGACTCCAAGGGCGAGGTGCTCCTAACGATTATGGCGAGCCTTGCCCAGCAGGAAAGCCAATCCATGAGCCAGAACATCAAACTCGGCCTGCAATACCGCTACCAGCAGGGAAAGGTTCAGGTCAACCACAATCGCTTCCTCGGCTACACCAAAGACGAGAACGGTAACCTCGTCATCGATCCGGAGCAGGCTGAAATCGTAAAACGCATCTATCGAGAGTACCTCGAAGGCTCCAGCATGGACAAGATTGCCGCCGGTCTCATGGCTGACGGCATTCTCACCGGCGCAGGTAAAACGAAGTGGCATACCAGCACCATCAACAAGATTCTCCGAAACGAGAAGTACATGGGCGACGCTCTTCTGCAGAAAACCTACACTACGGACTTCCTGACGAAGAAGCGCATCAAGAACAACGGCACTGTCCCGCAATACTATGTCGAGGACGACCACGAGGCGATCATTCCGAAGGAGCTGTTCATGCAGGTGCAGGCCGAGCTTGTGCGCAGGCGAGTCGTTCACACCAGCCCTTCCGGGAAAAAACGTAGCTTCTCCTGCAATCACTGCTTTGCCCAGATCGTTTTCTGCGGCGAGTGCGGCGAGCTTTACCGACGCGTCCACTGGAACAACCACGGCTGCAAGTCCATCGTCTGGCGCTGCATTAGCCGCTTGGAGATCACCCATGCAGAAGTACCCTGCGAAAACCGGACGGTCAACGAGCTTCTGCTTCAGGAAGTGACGCTCAAAGCCATCAACAAGATTCTGACCGAGCGTAAAGTCTTTTTGAAGCAACTGCAGGCAAACATCGCCAAGGCCGTGATCAGCGCTGATACACTCTCGCCGGACGGCATTCAGGAAAGACTATCGGAACTGCAAAAGGAGCTCATCAAGAAGGCCAACAACAAACAGGACTACGACGCCATCGCAGATGAGATTTTCCGGCTCCGCGACCAGAAAGAGAAGTCCAAGGTCGACAGCCACAACCGGGAAGAAACCATGAACCGGATCAAGGAGCTGCAGGACTTCATCGCCGGGAAGAAAACCGACATCACAGAGTTTGATGAGGCTCTGGTCAGAAAGCTCATCGAGAGGATCAACGTCTTCACCGACCGCTTCACTGTGGAATTTAAGTCCGGCCTCACAATCGAAATCGAAGCGTAAAAAGGCTCCTCGCCACTGAACCTAATCAGTAGTGAGGAGCCTTGGTCTTTATATCCTGCCTTTGTTTGCGATTTTAACCAGCGTAAGCATAACCGGCACCTCCGTCAGCACACCAACCGTGGTAGCAAGTGCTGCCGGGCTTGTTGTACCAAACAAAGCAATAGCAACAGCTACTGCCAGTTCAAAGAAGTTCGATGCTCCGATCATCCCGGCTGGTGCAGCGATATCGTGCGGCAACTTCAGCAGGTTGCAGGCTCCGTAAGCGACAAAGAAGATCAGGAAGGTCTGCAAGATCAGCGGAACAGCAATCAGCACAATGTGAAGCGGATTCGACACAATAACCTCTGCCTGTGACGCAAAGATGTAGGACGGATTTTGCGGACATTCAAAATAAAAAAGAATGTGGAGGTAACAGACAATGGCAAAATCATTATTTGAGGAACTGGGCGGCAAATACGAAAGGCAAGGGGATTATTTGATACCGTGCTTAACTGTACCCGCCGAAGAAGAACAGGCAATAGGCATCTGGGGGCAACGGCATTTAGATTATCTAAAACAGTACCGTAAAGTTACATACACCAATCTTCTTACAAGCGGCAGGCTAAACGCCTACCTTGCCGACATCAACAGACAGGCACAGGAACGCTTTGAAAGGCTCATAGAGGGTATGAAACAGGCACAGGGCATAACGGAACAGCTAAAGGCAGAAAACGCCTTAGAATGGACAGGATGCCTCAATAACATAAGGGCTTGTGCGAGGGAGATTGTGGAAAAGGAAATTATTTTTGCATAAACAGATGATTAGTGGCAGGGGGAAATCCTGCCGCTTTTTCTGCTTTAGTTTGTCAGCTTGACAAATAAAGGGTTAAGGAATATAATTAGATTCAGTATTATACAAGGAGTTAATAAATATGCGGCAAGGTATTCTTAAATAAACTGTCAATTTGATAGTGGGAACAAAAAGTAGCAGTCCCGTTTCACTTTTAATATGGGGCTTAGTTTTTTGTACCCAGTTTAAGAATACTTTTATCATGTAATTTTATATGCCCGAAAACATATAAGTGTTTTGGGGCTATTGGAGTTATTTACCCAGTGATAGGAGTATTTATCACTGGGTATTTTTATGCCCTTTTTTGGGTGTTGATAGGAGGAAAATCACATGAAAATAATTAACTTAGGCATTCTGGGTCACGTTGACGCAGGAAAGACAACATTAACGGAAAGTTTATTGTATACCAGTGGTGCAATTGCAGAACTAGGGAGCGTAGATGAAGGCACAACAAGGACAGATACAATGAATTTGGAGCGTCAAAGGGGAATCACTATCCAGACAGCAGTGACATCTTTTCAGTGGGAGGATGTAAAAGTCAACATTATAGATACGCCAGGCCATATGGATTTTTTGGCGGAAGTATACCGTTCTTTATCCGTATTAGACGGAGCAGTATTATTAGTTTCTGCAAAGGATGGCATACAGGCACAGACCCGTATACTGTTTCATGCACTACAGATAATGAAGATTCCGACAATTTTTTTCATCAATAAAATTGACCAAGAGGGGATTGATTTGCCAATGGTATATCGGGAAATGAAAGCAAAGCTTTCTTCGGAAATTATAGTGAAGCAAAAGGTTGGGCAGCATCCCCATATAAATGTAACGGACAATGACGATATGGAACAGTGGGATGCGGTAATTATGGGAAACGATGAACTATTAGAGAAATATATGTCAGGGAAACCGTTTAAAATGTCAGAACTGGAACAGGAAGAAAACAGGAGATTCCAAAACGGAACGTTATTTCCCGTTTATCACGGAAGCGCTAAAAACAATCTGGGGATTCGGCAGCTTATAGAAGTAATTGCCAGTAAATTTTATTCATCAACGCCTGAAGGTCAATCTGAACTATGCGGGCAGGTTTTTAAGATTGAATATTCAGAGAAAAGGCGGCGTTTTGTTTATGTGCGTATATATAGCGGAACATTGCATTTGAGGGATGTTATTAGAATATCTGAAAAAGAGAAAATAAAAATCACAGAGATGTGTGTTCCGACAAACGGTGAATTATATTCATCCGATACAGCCTGCTCTGGTGATATTGTAATTTTACCAAATGATGTTTTGCAGCTAAACAGTATTTTGGGGAACGAAATACTGTTGCCGCAGAGAAAATTTATTGAAAATCCTCTCCCTATGCTCCAAACAACGATTGCAGTAAAGAAATCTGAACAGCGGGAAATATTGCTTGGGGCACTTACAGAAATTTCAGATGGCGACCCTCTTTTAAAATATTATGTGGATACTACAACGCATGAGATTATACTTTCTTTTTTGGGGAATGTGCAGATGGAAGTCATTTGTGCCATCCTTGAGGAAAAATATCATGTGGAGGCAGAAATAAAAGAGCCTACTGTTATATATATGGAAAGACCGCTTAGAAAAGCAGAATATACCATCCACATAGAAGTCCCGCCAAATCCTTTCTGGGCTTCTGTCGGGTTGTCCATAGAGCCGCTCCCTATTGGAAGCGGAGTGCAGTATGAAAGCAGAGTTTCACTTGGATATTTAAATCAATCGTTCCAAAATGCGGTTATGGAGGGGGTTCTTTATGGCTGCGAGCAGGGGCTGTATGGATGGAAAGTGACAGACTGTAAAATCTGTTTTGAATATGGATTGTATTATAGTCCTGTAAGTACCCCCGCAGACTTTCGGCTGCTTTCCCCTATCGTATTGGAGCAGGCTTTAAAAAAAGCAGGGACAGAACTATTAGAGCCATATCTCCACTTTGAAATTTATGCACCGCAGGAATATCTCTCACGGGCGTATCATGATGCTCCAAGGTATTGTGCAGATATTGTAAGTACTCAGATAAAGAATGACGAGGTCATTCTGAAAGGAGAAATCCCTGCTAGATGTATTCAAGAATACAGGAACGATTTAACTTATTTCACAAATGGGCAGGGAGTCTGCTTGACAGAGTTAAAAGGATACCAGCCAGCTATTGGTAAATTTATTTGCCAACCCCGCCGCCCGAATAGCCGTATAGATAAGGTTCGGCATATGTTCCACAAGTTAGCTTAACAGCTTGCAAAAGTCATATAAAATGAGATTTGAAAGGATTAGAGACTAATTATGATGAAATGCGAATGGATATTGTGTCCTGTTTGTGGGAGCAAAACCCGTAATAAAATTAGGAAGGACACTGTTTTGGAGAATTATCCCCTTTATTGTCCAAAATGCAGACAAGAAAGATTGATTAAAGTTGACAACTTGAAGATAACTGTCATCAAAGAGCCAGACGCTTAAGACGCAGAGCCGATGAAATTGTGGAACAATTCACGAATCATCGGCTCTTTTTGTTTCGTATTTGAAAGAACAAACTCACCAAATAAAAAAAACGATATTCGGGTGGGTTATTTTGTTATACCCTAAATTACCCTCTGAATTTGTTTTTAAATTTGGAGGGATTTTTTTATGTCCTTTTTTCGGGCAGTTATCTATCTGCTCATACGAAGCAAAATTTATCAATACATAGCATATCAGAGAACGGCAGGAAACCAGTTAAAAAAATTTCTGCCAGTGCAACGGTACTTCTCACCTTGAAAGTAGAAGTACAATCTCCATACAATAGAATTACTATTTCCTATAACCGTAAAGGTCACAGAGCCTTTGCGGTTTTTCTTTTGTCGATTTTTGTTGGAAAGTGCCGTAGGGCTGTTTCTGATATGCGGTGTCGTTCTCCGCCTCTCCATCTGGATTTTTTACATTTCAAAAATTCAGATGGGAGGTATTTATGGTGAAATATGCACCAAGAAAGGTATATATCAGAGAAAGTGGCGGCTATGTGGAATTATCCTACACGGAGTTCTGCCGTTGCAGGGAATCCGACCAGACCTATATGGACAAGCTGTTTATCCCCATTCAAGGCTGTCTGCTTGAAGTCGTGAGGGAGCAATACACAGACTTCTACCGTGACAAGGAACGGTGGCGTTATCTGCAAAAATTAGATACAAAGAATAGACTGCTATCTCTCGACGGATTTACGGACAGCGAGGGGAATCCTCTGGACTTTATCACTGATGAAGCGGTGGACATTGCAGAAACCGTTGTCAATGCGGTCATGGTGGACAGGCTGAAAGCCGCCCTGCCTTTGCTGTCGGATAGTGAACAGGAGCTGATACAGGCAATCTTTTTTGACGGACTTTCCGAGCGTGAAGTCGGGGCGAGGTTGGGCATAACCCAGAGCGTTGTAAACAAACGCAAA